GTCTGCAAAACCGTTATCCGGCAGTTCGAATCTGCCTGGCGCCTCCACTTCAAATCATTGATGCAATTAGATTTGCGCCAGAGACATCATACGAATCATTGCCATTCAATCAGGCCAAGTGGGGCCATATGGGGCCACACGTTACCGCGTCAGACCCGGACTGTGACAGGCACAGTCGAATTGCAAGCGCGGGCCTGTATGGCACAGTCGCACCCGTTCCCGCCCACTTAGTAGGACCACCCGGCGCGGACGCGGCATGCGAACAGGGTTACGCTATTCCGGGCATCGTAGCTTGTGACCACTGCGGCGGTTTGGTCCAACCTCGAAAGCGTGGCGGTTCTCGTCGACGCTTCTGCTCCACCCGATGCCGGGTGGCGAAGTGGCGAGCCAACCTCACATGACCCGCCCCTGGTTCACCAAGCTCGAACGCGCCGACCGGCTCCCAGCCGATCCACACGGCGAAAAGCTCCGATGCCTCGCCTGTGACAAGAAACTCCGGTGCGTCTATCTACGAGACAAGCGTTACCTGCGCTACTGCAACCTGCAATGCCTCGACCTTGACCAAAGCCGGATCAAGGCGGAATTCTCGCGATGGATTGAGGGAAAAACGTTCGAGGATGAACTTCCACATATGCGAAAGATGATACGAAAAGGGGTCATGTGATCGCCTTCCGAGTCCACGGCATCCCAGCCCCCAAAGGTTCACTCCGCGCCGTCCGCGTTGGTCGCTTCGCCCGTGTCATCAATGACAACGAACGCACCAAGCCGTGGGCTGTACTCGTCTCATGGGCGGCTAAGGAAGCGATGATGGGGCAGCCGCCTTTTGACGGGCCAATTAACCTGGGCATGGTATTCATCCTCCCAAGACCCAAGGGCCGGCCGAAGCGCGAGACGCTCCCGGATCGACGCCCGGACCTTGACAAGCTGTGCCGGAATATCGGTGATGCGCTGGCCGGTATCTGCTATGTGGAGGACTCGCGCATCGTCAGCATCTTTGCCGTCAAACAGTACGGCCCCGAACCAGGGGTCGAAGTGAATGTCCGAACCGTGGAGGGCGACCGTTGAAATAGCCGAACAAGGTATATATGCGATAACTGCGGAAAGTGTCGGAACCAAGTTTTTATTTCAACCACGTGGAGGAGCCATGTTGAACAAGATCGCGCACGAAATCACGCTGCCACCGGGGATGGTCCCGAGAGATGCCGGAAAGGCTATCGCGGATGCCGTCGAAGCGTTGTTGATCGCAGCCGATTTGGAGGGCACAACCGATCACACCTTCGAGACTCGATTCCGCGTGGAACTCTGGCAGCGCAACACCGTAATCGCCGAAACGGTCGACGGCGCCGACATCACCATCGAAGACTTCGGGAGCGTGGCCGATGCTGAATCTTGACGAGGTGTTTGCCGACCGGAAAGGTATGACCATGCAGATCCGGACATCCTACGGCGCCGCGCACCAGGGGAAGTTCATCGCGCTCCTGGCCGACCGGGTAGTCCTGAAGGGTGAGACGCCACCCCCGAACAACCGGGAAATCCATGTTCACATCCCGCGCGAGGCGATAATTGAAGTGGCCGATCTTGGCTTCACCTCGATCCTGACCGCCCCCGGCCTCGTGGCAGTCGGCCGAGCGTAGTAAACTCATGGGATGTACTACATCCTTGAGATCGACGGCCATTGGTACGCTATCTGCCCAAGCGAAACCCCGCTTGCCGGCGGGTTGCTCGCCTCGATCTTCGTCGGCCCGGCCGACTCGATCACCGAGCTCGCGCAGCGCGTCGTCGAAGCGCAGGAAATCGAGCGGATCACGCGGCCCTAGATATGTGACCGTCACGGCGGTCGGGGTGTTCACATCCCCGACCATCACGGCCATATCAGTCTGCCAGTACTCCTCCCGAAACGATCATTACGTCATCTGGGGCACATGGGGCGACGTGGCTCCTTATGCCATTGAGCAGCACGCCGCGATGGTCTGCGAATGGCACGGGGCCCAGGCCGTCGCTTCGACCACGGAGCAACCGCTCTTTACCGATCCGGTCTGGACGCGCAAGGATTGGGAAGCCGTGACCGTGACTATTGGCGAAGCGTGCCAGGCGTTGACTGGCAGATCGAAAGCGTCGGTCTTTTCCATAGTTCAAGCGTGCCGTGACATTAACTACTCGACAGGCTCGCCGCGCAAATGGGGCGACGTTGTTACCGGGTCGATCCGTGATGTCTGGTCACAGGCGATGTCGGTAGCCACGGCGATGGCAGGAATCAGGGAGAGGATCAAGCGTGGGTAGGAAAGGGACGAACAGTTCCACCAGGACCGCAGAGCGGGTCAGAAAGCGGATCGAGTGTGACCTACCCGCGATGAATCTCCGCATCAAGGGGTACACCTACGATCAGATCAAGGTCGAGCTTGGCCTCGTGTCGAAGACTGCGGCGCGTGATGCCATTCTGCGTTGCCTTGATGACACCCTGCGTGAACCAGCCGACAAGCTGCGCGAGCTGGAACTGATCCGCCTTGACAGCTACCTCGGCAAAGTCGAGAGCCGGATGGATGGGGCCACGATTCAGGAAGCGGCGCGACTCTTGGACGTGGCGCTCAACATCATGACGCGGCGTGCCAGGCTCTTGGGCCTTGACGCCCCCAAGCAACTGGAACTGACCCCGAAGGGCAAGATTCAGGTCGAGTACGTGAACGACTGGCGCGGGAACAGCGCGAACCGGAAGGGCGATTCCGGGGAAAATGATCCTATCGCCTGACGCCTTCTCCGTCCGGTTCCCCTATCCACATCCCGGCCAGCAGCACGCCACGCGAATGGCGCGACGGTTCAACCTGATTATTTCAGGGCGACGCTGGTACAAGACGACCTTCCTCGGGGTCAAGGCGTGCGAGACGGCGCTCGAAGGTGGCTGGGTCATCTGGGGCGCCCCGACCGCTGACCAGTGTCGCACCGGGATGGATGAGGTTCGGGAGATGCTGGGCCCGCTCGCTCGCTTCAACGAGTCGCGGATGGAAGCCAACATCCGGTCAACCGGCGGCGTCATCCTTTGGCGTTCGCTGGATGACCCGGACAACGCCCGGAGCAAGACCGCGCACCGGATCATCCTGGATGAAATCTGCGACGTTCACGCTGAGGCATGGTCACGAGTCCTGCGTCCCATGTTGATGACGACGGGCGGTGACTTCTGGGGAGCCGGGACACCTCGCGGCCATGACTGGGTTTATGACCTCTGGACCCGCGCCGGGACACGCCCTGAAACATGGTCCCGCGTCAACGCGCCCACGCGAGGGTTCAAGATCGTTGGCGATCGAATCATTCAGACCCCTCACCCGTTTGAGAATCCAGACATCCCGTGGTCAGAGATGGAGGATCTCTGGGAGACGACCCCGGAGCGGATGTTCCGTGAGGAGAACGGGGCGGAGTTTATCGAGGATGGGGCAGGTGCCTTTCGCAACGTGTCCGCGATGGCGACTCACCTGCCACTCATGGGGCCAGAGCCAGGCCATAGCTACTTCATCGGCTGCGATTGGGGGCAGTCCGAGGATTACACGGTGTTCCTGGTCTACGACGCCACGGATCGAAAGGAAGTGGCACTCGATCGGTTCCGGCGTGCCGAGTACGAAGTGGCCGAGATGCGCCTGATTGAATTGGTCAAGCGTTGGCGCCCGGCCGGGACGATTGCCGAGGAAAACAACGTCGGCAAGCCGATCATCGAACACCTTCGCCGAAAGGGCGTCAAAGTCACCCCGTTTCTGGCGACGAACGCGAGTAATCAGGAGTGGGTGGACATGCTCGCTCTTGCTTTTGAGAGGCGGACCATCGGTATTCTGAACGATGAGACGCACGTAGCGGAGTTGAAGGCGTTCCGGGGGGAGCGGCTTCCGTCCGGGCGCTGGCGGTACGAGGCGCCGACCGGTCAGCACGACGACACGGTTGACGCGCTCGGCATGGCTGTATGGGGGGCCACGAAGGTTACGCGGCCGATTCCGGTGGATAGACGCCGGAGGATTCTGGCGCACGCGGGGTGAGGGGATGGGAGATTGATCTACTACCGGGACGCATCGTTTGAGGAGATTGTTGCAGCGGCGACAGCCGAGGGCCAACCGTCTCTAGCCAACTGGTACAACTCCGAACAGGCCGGGCTTCAACCGTACCGTGACGCGGTGCGCGGTGGTGAAGCGGCCAAGAAGTTCCTGGCACGAAAGCCCGACGAAGACGCGCTCCTGTTCAAGCTCCGGGAGGATGCGTTTCAGAATATCAACGTCTGCGAGATCATCGTTGACGAGCAATCCCACTTCGCCTATGGCCAGCCACCGACTCGCAAGGTCATGCTGTTCGGGGCGGAAGATCCGACCGACGAACGCAATGAGGTAATTGACCGGCAGTTCGGCGAGGTCTATGAGAACAATTGCGCCTACTCGTTCTACCGCGAGCAGATGGCTACGGCGGCGATTGCCGACCGCTGGACATGGCAAAAAATCTGGTACGGGCTGGATAAGAGCATTCGATTCAGCCGGATCAAGCGCGAGTGCGTCTACCCCGTCCGTGACCCAGCCGATCCGGATCGGTCATTGCTTGGCGTAGTCGAGATCAGGAAGCGCGGGACTGCTGATTTCGAATACCTGCTTTGGTCGACGACCGAAGTCAAGCGGATCACCGGCGGCTGGAAGCTGATCAGCGAGGAAGTCCACCCGCTGAAGGCACACAAGATGATCCCGTTCGTCCCATATGGGGACATCACGCTTGACGGTCGGCACGCGCTTGGCAATGCCTTCTATGATCAGATCGTTCTTATCAACATGCGGTCATGGGAATTGGCCGGCTGGCGGGCTCAGGCGTTCGCCATCCTGGTAGCCATCGGGGAGATGATTGACGAGGAATCCCCGTCCGAGGTGGATGGCGTCAAGCGCGTCAAGGTCGGGATGGATCGGTTCCTGCAAATGGAGAAGGGCGGCCAGTTCAGCGCCGTTAATCCCAACTTCCCGATCCAGCAGGTGCGCGAGGCCCAGTCCGACCTCCTGCGGGAATCGCTGGAACGATCGAAGGTGTCGAGCACGGCGGTGGATTCCAGCGGCACGCCAGAGCAGCCGTGGAGCCTGATCATGCGGCATCTTCGCCCGCTTCAGGATCGGATGCTCAATATCGCCCGGTTCAAGGCGTCCGAGATGCTGACCATGCGCACCGTGGCAGCCACGGCCAATGCGGTAGGCATGCTCCCGATCGTCCCGGATGGGCTGGTCTACAGCGTGACCTTCCCCGAAGACATTCTGCCGATGAACAAGAAAGAGCAGCGCGACATGGACGCGACCGACGTGGAAGCGGATCGCGTGTTGCTTGAGGATTACGTAGAGAAGTGGATCAAGGCTGGGGCACGGAAAGAGGAAGTGAGCGCCTACGTCGAAGCTCTCGACAAGCAGCGCATGACGCGGCAACAGGGGGTGGTGGACATTCTTGGCGGCGGGCGCAAATCCCCGTTCGGTCTGCCGCCACCCGCGACGTCGAAGGCTGGCGAACTCTACCCAGAGGACAAGATCCCGGCGCCGGTTGAGGCTTAAGCCGTGGACGCCCGCACCAAAGCGGCGCTGAAGCGGCTCCATTCGATTCGACGGGCCGCCCTGCTCGAACTGTCGCGGCTCGAGGATTCAGCTGTTGCCGAAGTGGTCAGAACCGCAACCGGGCTGACAAGGCAGGTTGAACGGCTACTGGCCACGAACCAGACCGCGCGTGCCGAGCAGCTTCTGGGGTCGATTGACCTGCTCCTGTCCGAAGTAACGATCCGCCAGGAGCGGTTCCTGCTCGCCACGAACGATTCGATTCTTGACGTGTCGCTGTCCATGAAGGCCGAGGGGCTGGCCAGTTTCGGGATCGTGACGCCCAGGCGCATCCTCGCTTTGTCGCAGCAGTTCAACGCCGACTTCCGCCCGGACCTGCGTTCGGATGCCTACAACCGCTGGATTAGGCGCATCCCGAAGGAATCGCTTTCCCCAGAGTCCGCTTTGCGTGACGCCTTGGCTGAAGCCGTTTCGACCGGCAAGTCATCGAAAGATGTCGTGGCGGACTTCCTCGCCCGGTCCAAGTTCGACAAGGAATTCAAGACGGCCGGGCAATTCCTGCGCTCGGATGTGGCTTTCAAGAATCTGCCGGTTATCCAGCAGAAGATCGCCCCGCTGTTCCGGGCGCTCCGGGTCATGCGGACGGAGATGGGGCGTTTGGACAACGTGGCCGGGATCACGTTCGACCAGGCAGCGGGGCTCGACTACTTCATCAACCTCGGGATCGGGGACGACCGGCAGTCTGAAATCTGTGCCGATGCCACGCTCCAAGACCCGATGACACTGGCCGAATGGGGCGCGTCCGAATGGGAGATTGCGCCGCGTCACCCCTATTGCCGGTGCGCGATGTACGGGGTTCCGGACTACGTCACGAGCAACATGAGTGCAACTGCTCTTGACCTGGCAGGCGTCCTAAATGTTGAGATGGTGGAAGCGTAGGCGGGTGACTCGACCCCAGTGATCGGTAGAGGCCATTGAGGCCCCGGCAGCAGATGACGCCCTTCATAGGCTGCCGACCGTGACCGAAGTCGAGTCGCCCGTTCTTCGCCGCCGGCCTGGGGCCGGGTCGTGTGTGTGGTGGTGTGGTGTGGCGGGGAATCGACCCGGCCTCTTGTCGTGCGGGGAGTGGATGAAGGCTCGAAAGTCATGCGATTGCACCAGAGCGAAGTTGACCATCCGCGAGGGTCGGTCCTTCTGCATCAATTGCGAGCGGCCCCACACCAAGCGGGCCCTGATCCAAGGCGCCCCGCAATTCGTCTCCACGAAGCAACCCCAAGGCAAGGGGATCCCCACGCGCTGCGTTGAACGGGCCACCCCATCGAACGCGGTTGAAGCGGTGGATGAGTGCATTGCCAAAGGCGGGAGCGAAGAAGACGCCAAGTGGAAACTGCGGCAAACCATGAGCGGCGCGTACACCCCGAAGGCGGATTACATCGAGGGGATGCAGCTCGGGCTCAATCGAATCGAACAGAAGTTGGACAGCCGAGACAACCCGGGCGGAGTCACCATCCGGAAGATCAAGGCCGAGAAGAAGCCGGGAGGCTGATAGATGACCACGGAAGCCGGGAAGGCAACCGAAACGCCGGGCGCGGGAAGCGTTCCAGCGGTAACACCGATTACACCAGCCGGGAAGGCTGATGCGACTCCGACCATTCCAACCGATGTCATGCCGCTTGTCGAAAAGCTGTTCGACGAACGACTGGCGAAGGTACTGCCAGCAAAGCAGGCGGAGTGGAAGCAGTCGCAGGATCAGGAAAAGAAGCAGGCGGAAATGACGGAGCTTGAAAAGGCCACCGCCAAAACCGCCGAGCTTCAGGCGCAACTGACCACCGCCAACGCGAACTACACGCGTGAGAGTCGAGTCCGGGAACTGGTCGGGAAGGCCGTTCCGTCACTCATGGCCGAGGGGATCGTAAACCGTCTGGGAGATGGGTTCACGATCGAGAAGGCTGTTGAGATGGCCAATGCGGAGCTTGCACCACTCAAGGCGGGATCGGGTGTCGTCACGCCCTTTCCCGGTGCCGGGGGTTCCCCTGGCGCCTCGTCCGAATCCCTCTCCGATGAACAGATCCAGGATGCGGTTCGCAGCGGCCGGATGAAACTGGCCGATGCCAACGCACTCTGGGATCAGCGAAAGCTCAGCGCATCGGGGGCAAAGCAGTAAGGAGCTACCCGAATGGGTGCGTCATACACCGCTGTAAACAGGCTGTCGACCGAAATTGACGACCTGAATCAGACTCGAATCGAAACGAACATTCAGGAAACGATGGTCCGTGACGTGGGCTGGATGAACGGCTCACTCTGCAACGTCCAGGACTTCTCCGGCCCCGGAACCGTGACGCAGGTCAACATGGAGCCCGGCCTCTCGATGACGCAGACGTCCGAGTCGGCCACCACCGGCATGGGTGACGTTACTGTCGCATGGAGCACCAGCAACCGTCAGATCACGGCCTATCTCCACGCCGTCGATGTGGTGCTGACGAAGGTGGCGCTCGAAGCGAACATCGGCAATATCGAACCCTACATCATCCGGGCCGGTGTCCGCGCCGGCCTCAAGGCTGTCGAAACCGCCGCCGTCGCTCTCTACACCGAGGCGCCCGCGTCCAGCCCCGATCACGAGATCGGCGTGTCCGGCACGCCGCCGGACTGGGCTGCCATCACTGCCGCTGTCGAGCTGCTTTTGCAGCAGGACGCTGAAGGCCAGTACATCGGTGTTTTCCACACCGAGGAATGGTCCGCGCTCGCGTCCATTGACGAGCTCAATAACGCCCAGTACCGGGGCCGTGGCGTGATCGAGAAGGGTGTCGACACCGTGACCGGTTGGACCGAGCTTGGGACGGACAACCTGAAGATCGTGCTGTCCAACCGCGTCGTCCAGACCGGCGGAAACCAGAACATGATCTTTGCCAAGGAGGCCATTGGCCTGCGGATCAAGGAGCGTTTCACGATCGGGATCGACAAGTCCCGGCTCAACGTCGGGGAACGCGCCGTAATTATCGGCATGTCGCTCTGGTTCGGGATCGGCGGTCAGCGTGACACGTCGACGACCAACAAGTTCATGGTCAATCTCACCACCTAAGAAGGGGGAACGATGAAGAATCTCATTCGCTTTTTCCTCGTCGGCCTCGTTCTGGGGCTGACTGCAACAGCGGCCGAGGCTGCCACGTTCACCGGGCGGTTCGTGCCGTTCGGTGATAACGCGCAGAGCTACGCGCCGGGTGGGCAGGTGATTCTGCCCGCACTGGCCGCTAACGACTCGGTGATCGTGTACATCCCGCTCGCGCGGTACTGGTGCCCGTTCGGGTTGGGGTCGTCCGCGTCCGTGGTCAAAATCTGCTACGACGCAGACCTGAATCCGGTTTCCGGCGGCACCGACTCGCTGGCGGTCGTTATTGGATGCGGCAACCGAATCGGCGGCGCCTTCAACAGTACGTTTTCAACGGCCCTTCAATCGTTGGTTCTCACTGCGGCTACCCCGTTCGTGTGCAAGGTCGCCGCTGCGGAAACGTCGCTGCCTCCGACCGTCTTGATGCGCTTCATCGTCAGGGCCAAGGGCGCTACCGCCATCGCTGCCGGACGGCAGCTCAACATCCGCTTTCCACGCGTTGCGCCCTACGGCACCGCGACCACGAGGTAACGCAATGGCTAACCCAATCACCATGACCGATGACCAGTTTTCCGCCGCTATCGCCGCCGGTGTCACAGCGGCGCTCAAGGCCACTCAGGGAACCCGTCGCCTTCAGGGGGCGGAGTTCCACGAGAAGGTCCAGCGCATAAAGAACCACGAGGGCGAATTCGCCAAGGCTCCCAAGGCCCTGACCCCGCCCGCTGGTTACGCCATCGTCTCGGATCGAATCGGGCAGTCGCCCAAGACCATCGAGCTCGGGATGATTCTGCGGCAGGGTGCGCAGGTCAAGCCGTTCGAGTCCGGCAAGAAGGGATTCCGCAAGGGGTCACTGGCTACCGGAGCTTTCCATGAGCACGTCCGGCACGGGGAGCTGCGATTGCTGGCGTTTACCCCGTACGCGGACAAGCTCGTGGTGGACCGCAACGGCAACGTGGTTGACCAGATGAACCTCGTTCCGAACATGGGTGGCGTGGAATCGCCTATCCCGATCACGCAGGCGATGACCGAGGAGAAGGGGTCATTCTTCGAGACGGCCTACCTCCAGGGGATCGTCAAGCCGGCGGCCACCAAGAAGGTCGCGGCCTAACTCATGGCGTCCTCCGCTCGGCTCACCACTCAGACGCTGGTCGAGAAGCTACTCCCGTCGAATTACAACACCCCGAACACGGTGATTGATCCGACGCAATGGGGAGTGATTTTGGACGAGGCGTCGCGTGAGTTCGAGTCGCGAGTCGGCGTTAAGTACGTCGCTTTCAACGCAACAACTGACACCCCGGCCACGCCGAAGCTGATCCAGAAGATCGTTACTCGGCTGGCCGGGGTACAGGCTTTGGAAATCCTGCGTCCGGCTGCTTATAACTCGGATTATCAAGACACGATCGACCAATGGGAGAAGTGGACCGACAAGACCATTGACGGTCTGCTGACCGGCCGCGTCTCGCTTGGGTTTGAAACGGTCACCAGCGAGACGTTGACCTTCGGGACAGGCGCGGAATACAGCCTGTCGAACGACCGGGCATTTCTTGCCGTGCAAGGTGAGACGGATGCCGCGACTGACACTGGGGAGGAGCAGCCGACCGTCCATGTCGAGTCGGTGCGCGTTACTTCCTCGGGACTGACCGGCTATCGACTCGGGATGCACTTCACGGTCGAGTTCAACCCGGAGTTTCAGCGGTGGGTCATCTACGACCTGAAGGGGAGCCTGCGCACGCACGCGACCCCGACCGTTACCTATCGCTGGTCATACGAACGGCAGAACCAGGTGCCGACCCCAGGCCGCGTCAAGTCGGGAAGGCTTCAGATCGTATGAGCGTCCAAGTCTCGATTGATCTGTCCGGGATGGACGCCCGCATGCAGCGCGTGGCCACGACCGTGAAGAATCCGGCCCGGCCGCTCATGCAATGGGCTTCATGGTACGGGGCGGATCGTCGCGCGGCGTTCGATGGCGTGACCTTCGAGAAGCTGGACAGTAGCGGCATGGACGTGCGCGGATCGTGGTGGCCCGCTGTCGGGCCTCAGTACATCCGGAAGACCGGCCCGGCACAGGACCGGCGCGTGCCTCAGTGGGGCGGAGTCGCTCGCATTGCCGGCGCCGTGGATCACTTCTCGTCTGACGTGGCGACGGGCAGGAAGAATTACCGGCGCAAGGAAAAGGTCTACGGGACTGTGCGCGGCAAGAAACGCCCAAGCGGGAAGCGCGTCACCCGTGCCAGCCGGGTCGGTGGTGATACCGGCCAGATGTTCCGTGAGTTAACGCGTAACCCGTCGCTGTCGGCCGATCGACGCACGGTCACGCTCTCGACCTCGAAGCGGTACGCCGGCCGGTTCAACAAGCGGCGTCCGTTCGCCACGATCAACCAGAACGACCGGATCAAGTTCAACGAGTTCGTCCGGGCTTGGCTTTCGCTGGCGGTGAAATGAGCGTCATCAATACCACGCGCAACTACGTCGACGTGTTCGAGGCGATGGTCGAATACGCTCTTTTCCCGCCTGATGCTGTCTACAGCACGTTCCCGGATTCTCGCTTTGCTGCCAGTCAGCGATTCAAAGGGCGGCCATCATTCGTCAAGCAGGGCGCCATCGGCAACATGCCGTGGATTCTCTGGATTGCCAACGATGCCCCTGACATCAGCGATGACGAGTCAGCCGGAGCGGATCGAATCACTGGGACGGTCACGATCATGATCGCGCACGCCCACCCGGATCAGTCCGTTGCCTACGCATGGGTCAAGCGTGACGTGGGCCTTGCGCGGGAAGTGCTTCACGGGCAGATGCGGGAGACCACTCTCCTGCCGAGCGGCCCGTTCTGGCGACTAAATACCAGCGTGGTACCGGCCTCGTTCGGGACGGTACTTGAGATCGACACGCCGGGGTTCATTGAGATTCCGCCGCGCCCGAGTGAGGAGCTTGGGTCAGGGGTGGTGACAGGCGGGGTGGGGGTAGTTATTCCGATGCTGGTGGACGCTACGAACTAGCGTTCAGTGGTGAGGTTGGGAGGCAGGGATGGCCAGAGAGAATACCGGCGTCATGGGACTGGCGAAGGAGACGACCTACGATACCGCCGTGTCCCCGGCGCACATCTTCTATTGCACGGAGGCGCGGCACTCAAACGCCGTTGACGGCTTTGATGAAGCCGAGACGGCGAACGGGTCCGCATTCTCGACAGGCCTGACCGGCATGGCCGACATGACGCGGCTCAACATCCGAAGCGTCGGGCATGACGAGGCGCTGGCCGGCCTGGCCGCGACCGCTCTCGGGTCGGACACGGTCACGACCCCGGCCAGTGCGACCGCCGCGAGGCAGCACAAGATCGTCCCGATGGCGGTCAGTTCGGAGCTGGCCAGCTACACCATCCAGGCATCGGTGACGACCAAATCCGAGACGACCATTCGCAAGGCCACGCGATACTCGGGCGGCATCTGCAACTCGTTCACGATGGGGTCTAGCGTTCGGGACAAGCCGCTCCGGATCGCGGCCGAGTACGCCGTATCTGGAACGCAGGCGGCAGGCGTCACCCTCGCATCAGCCAGCATCCCGAACTACGGGCCGTTCAAGCACAACAACGTCTACTGCTTCATCGGGACCGCGTTCGTTCCGGGATCGCTCAATCTGCCCGTGCATACGGGCACCGCCGAAGCCCCGAGCGGGGTGGAAGTCACCGGCGCCGTGGATTGGTCCAAGTACATTCGCGGCTACTCGCTCACGGTCAACAACAATGTTGACCAGGAGAGTGGGCACTCGGGGTCAACCGGCCTCGTCGCTACTTCGATGTTCATCGGACGCCCGACGATCAGCCTGTCACTCACCCTGCGCTTTGCCGAGGGCGACACGGACATGCTGGCGCTGGTCGACGGGGACAAGTCGTGGACGCGGACCATTGGGCTATACTGCTGGTCGAACACCTTCATCGAAGACGTGACCACCGATTACCAGTACGCCTACTCGCTGTTCACCCCGAAGGTGATTCAGTCCGGCCCCGTTGTCTGGGGATCGAACAGCCTCGGAGTGCGCGAGATCACGGTGCCGTTCACGGCTATCGACAACCTGACCCAGAACGTCGTGGAGCTTTACGTATGGAACAAGGATGCGACGGCCTGGACATAAGCCAGACCATTCAAAGGGGGAATGAATGCCAATCACCACGAGTCAACCGTGGACCGCCGAAGCCGAACAGTTGGACGGCGACAGCGGGCCATCGGTCGAGATCACTTATCGAATGCCGACCGGGCCGGAGGTTCTGGCCCGGCGGCTTTGCATCGCCGAAGCGGTCAAGCACGTCTCGCAACCGAAGCCCGGTGACGGGCCGACTGCCGGCGGGGAATCGCTTATCGCATCGGTGCGCCTGCGAAACCTTGACTACGAGATGGGGCTGGCGCTCGTAGCCGGGATGCTGGTTGACGGTCAGAAAGTCCCCAACCCGGAAGACGCCCGGCGAATCATTGAGGAGGATGGCCGATTCGTGTGGATCGTTGCGAAGCACAGCCGCTATCTCTTTCGTGACGGAGCCAAACCTGGTGCTCAAGGATCTGGTGCGGATTCAGGAACACCGGAAGTATCTGCGGTCGGATGAGAAGGAACGTGACCGTGGCATTGAAGGCGCCTGCCTCCACTTCAGGAACTGTCGGGATGGGTGCGCGGCTTTCAACTTCCAGAAGGAAATGGAACTCATCCGCCCAGGTGGTGACCCGGCCCTGCTCAAGCAAGCGTGCGACGACTGCGACCTTGAAGCTGCCCCGTACTCTGGAGCCGAGGCCGTAATGGAGATGGCGCTCCTGCCGATCGACTCGATGGCCGGTGATCTGCCATGGAGCATCGTGCAGGGCATTCAATTTCTCGCTGAGAAGCGGAGATCGTTCTAGTGGACGAAGTAGCAGTCAGAGGCCGATGGATCGACGGCATCTCGAAAGAGGTAGCCGCAACTTCGGCGCGGGTGAAATCCGAGTTCTCCATCCTGAGTGCATCCAGCCTCGCGCTCGGAGCTGTTGGGGTGACGCTGGCCGGGGCGTTCCAGTTCCTGTCCACGACCATGCGCGAAGCGGCCAAGGCTGGGATTGAGCAGGAGCGGGCCGATCGTGCACTTGAGAACGCGCTCAAGTCCACGAACCAGTTCACGAACGAGCGGATCAAGGGCCTCAAGGAATACGCCGGGACGTTGCAGCGCGTGACCACGTTCGAGGATGAGCAGATCCAGCAGGCGCAAGCAATGGCCATTGCTCTTGGCGTGTCGGCGGATCGCATCGTGAAGATGACCGACGCGGCGGCTGTTCTCGCCGTGACGCTCGGGATGGACCTGTCCAGCGCGATGCGCGTCCTGGTCAAAGGGGAGATCGGCCAATTCGAAGGGGCGCTGACTCGGCTCATCGGGCCGATTACTTCGGTAAGCGACGCCATTGACAAGCTGGCGGCCAAGCGCGGGACGATTGTTGATCTGGGGCTGGGGCCTGCGGAGCGCGACCTTCGCAACATTAAAGTCGACATCAACGAGCTTCAGGAAAGCTTGGGCGGCGCTGGCGTTGCCTTTGAAAACTTCGGGGCTCGCGGCCATCGCGCAATCCTTCAGATGATCGAGTCCGCCCTTCAGCTTGGCGACATCATCAAGGACTTGGGGCAGTTGCCTGTCGTGGCCGGAGTCGGCCCTGGCGGTAGGCCGATTGTTCTCCCAGGACAGGACCCGGCTGCAGCGGCCAGCAACTTGGCCCGTGACGTGAACCTCGATACCTGGCGCGAGGGTCGGAAGCCAGCGGCCAGTCCCGACCAGATCACAGACCCCAACGTCCTGTCCGGCCTGACCCTCGACATCAGCAAGATCGACCCGGACAAGTCACGCGCCAAGCTGGACAAGTGGAAGACCGAGCAAAAGAAGATCGCCGAAGATCAGGCCAAGCTGCTTGAGGACATCACAGCCGATCGTGATAAGTGGGTGGAAGAATTCATCCGACTGATGAACTTCACCCCGAACGCGGCCTACCGAAAGTTCGAAGACATCCCGGTTGGATTTCAGGAGGAGTTCGGAAGGAAGAAGGGCTTCGACGATTCCAAGAAAGAGGACGCGCTAAAGAACGCGGAAGACTTCATCGGCGGGTTCTACGACGCTATCCCGGTTATCGACGCGACCGGGGAAGCCATTGACGAGATGACCGCTGTTATCGGTGAGGCCGGGAAGTGGTCTGAGGAATACGCGAAGCAGAAGAAAAAGGAATCAGAGGCGACGAAGTACGCATCCGGCGTGGCTGAGGCTTTGGCGGATTCGTTCGAGGAGAACTTCAACGATATCCTGGATCAGCATGAAGGCTTCTTTGAGAACTTGGCCCAGATCATCGGGGATGGCCTGTCCAAGATCATCGAAGACGCGCTTGATAAGCTAGGCGCGAAGGCCGGGGAGGACGTCTTAGGTTTCTTCCTCGGGATCATATCGGGCGGCGGCGGTGGTGGATCAGCCGGCGGCACCGCAATCCCGGGCGGCGGGGTTTGGGAATCCAGCGTCACCCCGCCCATGACCGTATCCGTCGCGGCCGCGAGCAATCGGGACGCGCTCGATATCTCACGCCTGATTGAGTCGATCAAGGATCTTGAGTTCCCGGAGCCGCCCATGGCGACGGAACCGAGCCCGACCGCGCGTATTGAGGCAATCAAGGATCGGGACGCGCTGGACATCTCGCGTCTCATCGAGTCCATCAAAGGCATCGAAGCGCCGGAGTCGTCTGAGTATCCATCCCAGATGGCCACGAACACGGTGCGCCTCGAACGCGAATACCACCGCGACACGGAAACAATTCGTGGCGACCGACATACGTCGTCAACCCAGACCGTCCAGCACTTCAACATTTACGCCGGGGGCGGTAATTCAGCGGCAGCGGCGCTGATGGCACAGCAAGTCCCAGAGATCCCGCGTGGCGCACTGGGGAACGACTTCGAGGAAATCCTTGAAGGCTACATTATCCCAATCGCGTTACAGCGCGTGGGCCAGCGATTGTTGAGGCAGGTCTAAGTGGCCGGCTGGACGCTGCAACTCACCAACCGGATTTTGACCTGCGACGGAACGTCGAATATTACTCTCCCGTCCGGGACACCATCAACGTCGTTCCCGCTGGTCAATCTGAACGATCCAGACCCGGCACTGCTGACGATGGTCACCCCAACGCTCGGTGGCGTCGCGCTTTTGTTCAACCTAAATGCATCCGGGTTCACGGGAACAGATTCGGTCATCAAGATAAACAGCTTCGGTTTCTCGAATTCAAACCTTAACGGCGCAACGATCCAGCTCTACTCGCACAGCTCTAGCGTGTTCGCATCCTCAATCAGCCGATGGGGTCCGTTCACGCTCTCGTCAAATCAAGAGTATGTCGACCTCTTTGCCACGTTCACGGCCCGCTATGACAAGTACTGGTGGCTCGTGGTCACAGACTCCCCGGCAACGCTCCAGATCGGCGCCCTGGGCCTCGGCCCAGCAATTGACCTGGGCTATCCGATCCGCCCCGAGGGGTTCAACTTCGATCGCATGAGCCGCCCACTCGTGACCGCTGGGGGGCATCGGCTCCCGATGATTGGTGACGAGCCGCATGACGTGAAGTCGCTGATCTTCAAAAGCCCCGGATACCTGACGAAGGCGAACGTCTACGACCGGGCGATGGACTCAAGCGGAACCGGGTATGTCACCTACAACACACTCTGGCGGGCCTTTCGCACCAGGCGGGAATATGACGTTCGTGGGCTTCAGTACACGGGCGTGAACGTTGGGTCAGGGGCGCCGATGTTCTACCACGAGGGGGACGCCAACGGGCGGAACAGCGCCGGCCGTCCAGGATTCTATGGGACATGGGAGTCACCGGACTTCGGCCGCAACTACGCCCGTGATCGCTCGACGTTCCGCGTCACCATCACCGACGCCACTCCCAAGGGTGCTGACCACCAGCCGGCGGTGTAATGGCAACTCAAACCGTAAAAGAGCGGATCTGGCGACCGTCCACCATCAAGTACATCGTGGCGCGGATCACGCTCTCTGACCCGTCCACGCTGCGCGACTCCAACTACACGACCAACCCTGGCGCCAACCCGGTCATTTACTTGAGCGACAAGGGGCAGTCGGAAAATCCGGCAAGTTACGCTCATGGGCGCGGGATGCTCTACAACGTTGATGGTGACACGAAACATTATCAGCCGCTGATTCTGGATTGGATCGTGACGCACCAATCGCTTGAAGATGATGGCACCGTGACTCCGGCAACTGGTGTCCTGGTCCTCGCCAACAAACGAATCCAATGGCAGAAGAAAAGAGCTGGGGCAACGGCAGAGTCGGATCAGATATTCGTAAAGCTCTCACAACTACGAAGTGACTATCTATGGGATGGGGCAGCCATTCAGATCCTTATTGCTACCGAGCAATTTGATTACAGCGCCAATGCATCGGCTGGCGTTCAGTTTCACGAGCACGCCGGCCAGCAGATATTTAAAGGGATCATCAACAAGGTCCGGCACACACGTGGTCAGGTAATTATTGAAATGGCTGAAAACCTGTTATGGGATAGAACGATTGCGGACTCTGAGCAGCCGGCTGGCGGGCTTGGACCGTCAATTATCACGCGCAAGGATTACCCGAACGCACCGGACAACACCATCGGCTCCATGATCCCGATGGTGTTCTCCCGGCAAAACTCGAGCGTCGCTGGTGGCCGATATACCGGATATGGACCACACACGCTGGATTGTCTGTCGCCGTGTGTTGTTACGAAGGTTGGCGGATCAACGCAATCATCTCTTAGAGTATTTCTTAACAAGTGGAGTGCTCACGGGGCGGTACCAATATCGCGAACAAATGAACTCTTTCTTTACCATCCGGACTCTGGGTTGCTGTCACATTTCGACCTCTATTCGACCAATGAATCGACAACCGAAAGATACTACAACATTGAAAATGACTTTGAAACTGGCAATGTAGAAATACATATACGAGCCGACCAGTACATATCCGACTGGCTCGTCACTTTCCCAACAAGGGCCTGCGACGGTAAGGCGGACACTTACGCCACAATTGAGAATGGAGACTTCCTGCACCTGAGAATTCCGCAGGTTGGTCCATATGGGCCTGTCCGTTACCTGACGTCATACGTCATTTTTGACGCGACGTCGGTAGGCGCTGGTGCCACGAACGGCACGGTTAACGTCAAATTCGGGCTTTGGAACGACACACTTGGGAATTGGCACCTTCCAACGAATAACGAAACACCAACAAAAAATCCCGGGGTTCTTACAAAGTCGCAGCTAAACAACGGTTATACAACATACGCCAATTCGAATTACTGGTATCAAGCGGGGGGCGGCGAGTGGAACGACCCCAAAAACGCATTTTCCGCGTGGCGATTCGGTGAGTGGGCATCGTCAACCGGCTTCCGTGAAAATATTTCCTTTCGTATCCAGGGCGTTGAATCAGGATGCTCAGCGAAAGTCATTGCGGCTGGGCTTGCACTTGTCTATTTTCCGACTAGGAATGCTGGCAGTAAGTATACCGGCGCCCGTCCTGGTGGCTACGGTGGACGCGGCGGACACGGAAGGCAGAATTAATGGGCCTCCCCATAATCGTCGCTGCCGTGGCTATCGGAATCGGGCGCAAGGTCTTCGGCAAAATTTTTGAAAAACGTCGTCCGAAAGTCTACAAATATGAATCATCACGAACACTTAAAACAAATACGGCAGGCACACAATTTTATCACATGGCCGCCGAAGGTATCCTCGAAGACGCATCTTCAACATACGGCGGAACGGCCAGTGTTGGGATTGATACGCCATTTGTAATCGCCCGCTATCTCCTGACCGAGATGGGAGGAGTCGTCTCGGGTGACTTCACCACCGGGGCGTCAACGTTTGGGAGTTTCACGCAGGCCATCACTGACCTAAACGCAAAAGTGACCGGTGACTGGCAAATCCATTTCGGCATCTATGAGCCGGAATCAATGGGCTCGCTGCTGGCCAGGCTGTTACAGCAGGCGCCAATTAATATCTGGCGATCTCAGTGGACCAATAAATGGTGTGCGACTGTCTACAAGCAAACACCAGACACATGGGATTATTTCCTCGACCCCTACGGCAATCCCTACTCAATCAGTTACGACACGGACGTTATCGACGATCCAGAAGTGACCTCGACCGAAGCGGTGGACTGCCTGTCTGAAATCCATGTCAAGTATCGACTGTTCGCCCCAACTAATTCTTTAACCCGAGACACATGGATCGGTCCGTCGGGATCCGACGACGGGTTAGGAACCAGAGATCAGAACACGACGGCCCCAAACAATCGTGAAACGCTCCTTTCGGACTCCCAAACGCAATTGAACGTGAAGACGATATATACAATAGAGTGTGATTCACACTATCTGACAACCACGTCAACGGCTTTTCGTAACTACTTGGCCGATCGCTATTACCGCCCACGGATCACCCTTGCGCTAACCGTCTGGGCTCGCTTCGCCGGGATCGAGCCGGGGCAGATCCTCAAGATATCTGACGACTGGCTAGACCGTATCGGGCCACCGCCGAAGTATCCATACGGGACGACGGCCAAGAAATGGTCGGATCTTAATTTCTTCGTCTCGGCTGCCCCGATCATCCGAAACAAAAGCGGCCAGCCCGTGATCGATTTGTTGCTGGAGGAAGTGATTTAACCGCTCTTGACCGGCAACGGTCTGGAACGGATACGTTTAACAACGGGTGGGGTAACGGGAGGGGAAACATGAAGCGGCTGATTCTGGCCGGGGCGTTGATCGTCCTGGCGTTTTCGAGTGATGCGTGGGCCACGGGGAACCTGAAGCCGGGCGTGGCGAATACGATTGCCAAAGTAAGGCTCGCTGATGCCGAGTGCGTTTGGGATACAACCTTCAGCGTAACCATTTCAAGTCTCGACTCCATCCAGGTCCACTGTTGGAGCAACCGGATCAGGGTCGAATCACTGACCCTGAACATGGGCTATGCGGTTCAGTTGTGGGGCAGTCAGGAAATCGTTCCGGCCTTTTCCACCACGCTTGGTAGCGGATGGAAGCGCGTTGATACGGAGCTGGTCAGCTACCCCGCGCTCGGCGTGACGCTCTACAACGCGAACACGTTCTCCAGCATGGATCGAATCCTGAAGGGCATCATTTTCGACGGTGCCGCCAGCGGAACAATCCGCGTGTCCGCGTGGTCAGAGAGATGACAGACGCCCCTCTCTCCATCGCCCCAAAGCTGGTCAGCATCCGCGTGAAGCGAGTCGGGACCGATCATTGGGATCAGGTCTATGGGACCACGCCGGAGCCGAAGCCGCCCGCGCCGGTCAATGAGTTCGACCGCGATGAGTACTTCGACTGATGCCCACCGTATTCACCACAGTCGGAAAAGAGTGGGTCATTGACGTTATCGACGCCGCCGCAGGGGCACGCTACCTCGCGTGGGGGACAGGCACGCACACCGCCGCTGCTGGCGATACCGCACTGACCACAGAAGCGTCCGAGGGGCGCGTCATCTGCGTTGAATCGCAGCCGACCGCTACTACAATCCGATGGGTTGGCATCCTCACGGGAGACTCAACCAAGTTTATCAAGGAAGCCGGGATATTCTCAGCATCCAGCGGCGGGGTATTGATCGTGTCCGACTCATTCACACAACTCGCGGTAATCGCCGGTGATATGTATGAATTCACATACAGCGCACAACAGACGTAAATAATGGCCTGGACAAGCGCAATCTCGCTCGGGGCCACCAACATTAAAACATCCGGGGCAACCCTGACGCTTTCAATAGCTCAGGAAGTTGCGATCGGTGACGTGGTTGTCGTGATCGTTGCTTGCGATAACGTGAGTACGGCAGACGGGATTACCAGCGAGGTATCCAGTATCACGGATAGCTTGCTGTCTAACACCTGGACCAAAGCTCATGAGTACTGTAACGGGCAGGGAGCCGCATCGGCTGGCGCTACGGTCGCCATCTTCTACAGCAAAATCACGACGCCGTTGACTTCAGCCAGTGAAACATTGATGGCGACATTTGCAAACTCAATCACGGCAAAGGCGATGACGGCGTACAGGTTTACAGCAGACGGAACCGTTACCGTGCAGGGAACAATCCAGACGCTGGCTAATGATTCTCTTGACCCAGGAAGCATGGAACTGTCCGGCATGGCCAGCCTGGAATATCTGTTCGTCCGTGGCATCGCGGCTGAAGGAACCTCGGGCATGGCAACCATGACGCAAACGAGCGGATTTAATGCGTTTAGCCCGTCATCAACGGCTGGCGGCGGTCCTCCATCAAATATGACCGTGCTCGGAGAATACAAGATTGCCACCGACATAGGGGCAATCAGTGATCCCTCCCTGAACGGTGGTATCCCTGATTCGGCGTCGATCTTCCTGGCACTTCAGGAGTCGTCGGGCAATCAGTATTACAAGAGCGGAACAGTAACCGGGACGATCGTCGCTGCAACCGGCTCGCGCGTGAAGCATCTGACTAATTTCACGCTCTACAGCCAGGAACCAACGTTCCGGATTGGGTTGAGCGAAGGATTGCAGGTCAACCCGAATGACACGACGTTCCTGATTGGGTTGAGCGAAGGATTGCAGGTCAACCCGAACGACACGACGTTTCTGGTCAAGGAGGCAAGGCGGTGAGTCTCACCACAGGAATAAACATCACCCGCACGCGCGGGGATAGCTACCCGGTCCGGTTCACGATCCAGAGTAACGGGGCGGCGCTGAACATCACCAGCTATTCGTTCACATTCACCGTTGATCCAGAACAAGCCCCATCCAGCGCGGCAAATAACCTGTTCGCCCTGACCGGTGTCATCACCTCCGCAGCCGGTGGAGCGTTCGAGTTCCGACCGACCACGGCGAACACGAACCTGACGCCAGCGACGTACTACTACGATGTGCAGATGACCGACACCACGCCATATGTCACCACGATTGCTCGTGGGAAATTCATCATTGAGCAGGACGTTACGAAGTGACGCCAGACAAGGCCGAACAGCTCACTGTCGAGGTCCAATCCGGTAACAGCAAGATCAAGTTCAATACCGGCGTCACGATTTCGGTGGGCGTCTCGATGCTGTTTGGCCTCGGGATGATCTGGCAGCAGAACAGGGATTCGCAGGCGCTTGCCAAGGGAGCGGCGACAAAAGAGGAAGTTAGAATCAATCGGGCGAACATCGATTATAACACCGCGCGAATCGACTCGCTCAACGTCTGGCTGACGCGCCAGAATCAGATTGCGCATGACGCCAACGAGCGTGACGCCGAACGATTCTCGATCATCATCGAGCGGCTCCAGAACATCGAGAGACTGACCATCGGGCACGATCTTGGATCAGAGGACGCGACGAAGAAACCAAAGAAGCCGAAAGAGTTTCAGCGCGACTGGAACCCGATGGAGCAAATCCAGCGAAGAAAAACGCCATGACCGAAACACTCTAACGAGGAGGCAATATGATTCTCATCCTTTCAACGCTTCTCCCGCCAGGAGTCATTCCGTTCCTTGGACTCATCGCCGCGATGGCCATCCTCTGGTACTGCGTCAAGTTCATCCCCGAACCTGTCGCCCAACTCAAATGGCTGGCCTACGTCATCCTGCTATTGATCGTGGCGTGGTGGATCTGGACGCGCACGCAGGGGTGACGCCATGACCGAAGCCCAACGCCTCGCCCGCAACGAAGCCATGCTCAAAGAGTGCTACCCGGTCTTTGCCGCCCGTGGCCTGCGGATCGAGGAACGGCTGGCCGTGGACAAGCGGCGCCCGAGATACCAGGACGCCTTCCGAACGCTCGAACGGCAAGCAGCAGCCAAAGCCGGTGGGGTGTCCCGGCTGGCCAAGGGATTCCACAACATGACCACGCCTACGGGCCTCCCTGCGGCTCTGGCGCTGGATGTGGTCGACGACGATGACCCGGTATGGCCGAATAACTGGCAGGCGCTGGAAGGCCCCGACCGGGACCGGCGCAGGCGGTTCGTGTTCGCGCTGGCCCGCGCTGCCCGGCTTGAGGGCTGCCGAACCGGGATCACCTGGGGGCTGACCGTCGAAGACCGGCTTTTCATCGAACAGGCGATCCTGGGCCAGCGCCCGCCCGAGGGGGTCATGGTCGGTTGGGACCCGCTCCACATCGAACCGGCGGACCTGACCATTGCCGAGGCGCTGGCCGGGGCGCGCCCGAAACCTATGGCACCTGTCCCGCCCGCTCCGGACCCGAGCGGTTCCCCCACCAACCCCGCAGAGGCGGCAGCGGCGGGGCGGGTGTCGTCTACAGGGAGCCACGTAGCGGCCACAGGACCGGCCGATCCTACCCTGGCTGACCGGGTGCGGGCTACGCGGTCCCTACCGACGATCTGGACAACTCGCGGGCCAGACGGGTCCATGACGCAGCTTGATGGTGACGTCCGGCACTGGCTGGCCCGGCAAGCCGCCGGCTACGACTGGACCCGGTACGTCACCGAGTTCGGCACCGTGGCCGGCCGGATCAGGCGGCTCTACCCGGTCTGGCTCACCTATGCCCCGGCCCAGCTCCTGCGCGACTTCATGGCCGAGCAGGGAATCACGTCCCAAGCCGAAGCCCTGCCCAAGTTCGAGCGGGCGCACGGGGACTTGCAACAGTTGATCCGAGCCAAGTGGGTGGAGTTTATCGGGACATGGGAGGTGACGGCGCAATGACGATCTTCGGAGACGCATGGCGGGCCATTCGAAAGACGCCTGCCGACAAGGTTCTGACCGCGCTGGCCGATGCCTGGCGGTTCATCAAGGGTGGAAAGAAGCCACCGACACAGAAGGGGAAATAATGAACTGGCTCATCAATCTCTTTGGACCGATCGGGGAGCGTACCAAGCGGATCTTGGGCGTCATCGCGGGCGTACTGGTCATCGTCCGGCCGATCTTATCCGGCGAGTTGCCGCAACTCTCGCCGGATATGCCGGTCGTTCACCTGCCGTGGGCTGGCATCCCGGCGGCGATCCCGATCGTGGACTATGCCCTGGTCGCTCTCGGGCTCCTCGGCATCTACGCGTTCGTGGATAAGCTCACCCCGACGCGGAACATGATGGTTTTCGGGAAGGGAACCGATCCGATCGTGACGACCGTCAGCCCGGCGATTGAAGTCGTGCCGGTTAAGGCTTCACCGGAAGCTAAGTAACTGACTCACCGCCCCCGTCAGTCTTTGGCTTGGCGGGGGCTGGCAGGTTGGTCCAATCAATTATCTTGGCGATTATGCACTTGACAATACCGACCGTCGGCGTCGAATATTGGCCTAGTTAAGGGCGTTCATTTGCTACGGGCGGGACTCTTCTTCGGCCCAGTTTTTTTCTTCACTGATTTTGGCTTCGTAGTTTCAGGCTTTACTTGCAGCGCCCGACCCATAATGCGGTCGAACTCGGCGCT